CTGTCCGGCTGACACTCGTTGCCGTCCACGTCGATAAAGTGGCGTGGAGAGAGCGTAAAGGTCGCAGTGCCCGCAGAGGGAGCCTCCGAAAAGCTGCTGCAAACATGGTAGCCGTAAAACTGTACGCCTTTTACATCTACGGATATCACAATGGTGTGCGTTCCGGCAGATAGTGAAATGTTGCTGGCGAGCGTCGTCCAGAAGGTGCTCCTCCAATATGGCCACCAGAGCCGGCTTTCCGTAAAATGCATCCGATTACCGTCAATCGAAACATAAATGCCGTTTTTATCCCAGAAGGGATAGCAGAGCCGGATGGCAATGTCGTAGGTTCCGGCACTTGAAACGGAAAAGGTATATGTGGCAGAGCCAGCATCACCGAGAGTGGCCACGCCGTTTTCAAAGGATACAATGCCGGAGTAGGAGCTTGTTGTTCCATCCGCATCCACATAGATGGTGCCGAACTCTGTGTGTTGCTCTTTGCTATAAGCCGTCAGATAATGCCGCCTGTTATAGGTTCCGTTCATTAGAGGATACTCATAGCTTGTGGCGTCTCTGCCTTCCATGAAGTCGTAGACCTGCGGAAGCGCCCAAGGTACCATGTCATAATCGTCCCAGTATGCGAGGATCGGGATGAAGGGCTGCGGTGGAGCATCGTCCGTGAAGTTGTATTGCCCGGTCATCCAGTTCTTTGCCGCATAGTAGGTATTTGATGTGCCGCGATAGGTTTTACCGAGGTTTGCAGGAAGATCATAAATCTGCCAGTTCCAGCCGTATGCAGGAAGGCCGAAGAATATCTTCTCCGGATTCATGACCGTGACCGCGTAGTCGTAAATGCCCTCAAGCCAGTCCCTTGGAGAGACGGCTCCGGGAGCAGAGCCTGCCCACGCCATGCCGTAGCTCATGATGGCGGCGGTATCGCAGTAATCATTGAGGTCGGCGTACACGCACCAGTTCTCGCCGCCGACCGAGCCATTGACCGAAGTCATACCCGGCAGGCAGATGTTCATCAGCTTGGTGCTGTCATAGTCTTTGACCGTGCTGTAGATATTGGCGAACATCTGCGTGGATGCGGCGTGCGTGGAATATCCGTCCCCGCGCTCCAGATCGATGTCGATGCCGTCGCACCACGGATATTTCTCCATGATGCGGACGATTTCCGAGAGGAAGGTGTCCTGCGCTCCATCGGTGTTGTCACGGAGCGCCTTGAAGATGCTGTTCGTGCCGTCATTGGAAATGGTCAAAAGCCATTTGATGTGCGGCCACATATTGATATAGGTCAGCATACTGGAAATGCTGACGCCCGTTTCATAAATCTCCCCGGTAACCCTGACCTTGAAGGAGAAAAGTCCGATCTGGCTGATTCGGTCGCCGTAATCCCGCAGGGCGTTATACATCCTGGTATTTCCCATGAAAGTCCACACCATACACCCTCTATGTTTTAAATAATCTCTGCTCATATCAGCGCGTCACCTCCCGATGAGCATAAAAAGAGAGCCGATTTCTCGACTCTCAAAACTAATCTGTGTGTTTCAGTAATTATTCAACCGTAATCAGCTGATATCCGGCTTTGACTGCATTTTTCCCTTTTTCGCCGCTCTTTACAAGCTGATCTGTTTTCTTATCGTACCAGTACAGCCCTGTCCACGCCCATGAAAATGCTGTAAGAACAAAGGTAATTTTTACACAGTCATATTTCTTTCCGCCTACCTCTACCGTTTCCTCACCGGCTTTTTCGGCGGCAAATTCTCCGAGTCCCATTGCGCCGCGATTGTTGCCGGTTCCGATAGAGTAGAATACAATCTGTTTCTCATCAGAGGCTATAAATGCCGGCATTGCCATATCCATCATCTGATACCACAAGCCGTCTCCGATCTTGAATGTCTTTTCTTGTGGCTTACCCTTGAATGTTCCGGTGAGTTTTATATAATCACCGTCTTTTACTGCGGTAAGGTCGGTATTATCAAACGGTCTTGAATAATGCCACGAAGAGCATGACAGGTTCTTTTCTACAGTGTATTCCTCATTGGAAAACACGGAATCCCCAGTATATACGGTATGAATGATCTCGCTTTTGTCCTTAAAACCTGACACATCAACGATTCTCTTATCCGCATTATCTGATTTCCTGTATTTCATTACAGATACCTCTGGCGGATATGAGTAATCGGGGATGTTGTATGAAGAGATAACCTTTTGTGAGTACACAATGCGCCCCTTCAGGAAAACCTTGTCAATGAACTGAATGTTAGAAATATCTTCGGCAGGATTTTTCTCAAGCAGTATAAGGTCCGCTTCCATGCCTTCATGGACAAGTCCTTTTCGGTCCGATATTCCCAAATGTTCTGCCGCATTTTTAGTGGCAAGAACAATGGCTTGCATGGGCGTAAGTCCGGCCTCAACATAGTACATAAGTTCCCGGTGTTCAACCTCTCCGCCCATCATTTCGAGCATATTGTCCGTTCCCATTGCAATATGTATTCCTGCATCGTACAACAGTTTCAGATTGTGCATATTGGTCGTAAGATAATCGGGATTTTTCTCGTATGTCATTGCGTTTACGGTCGGCACATAGTGCGCTCCGCTTTCTTTCCACAGATTGATAATGGCATCATCAGGAGAAAGCGCCTCATCAAGTATGCCGTGTTCAATACCGTATATTCCCGCTTCAAGCAGATCGCGCACATCCTCCTTGTAGAACACGTGAGCCGTGGTATTCAATCCGTTTTCTTTTCCTTCACGGATGATCTGCTGCATCAGGGACTTGTCAATCTTATTGATTTGAAGCTTCTTATCGAAATACCAGTAGTCACCGCCCTGATAGGTAAATTTCAGAAAGTCCACATCTGCGGCTTTCAGTTCCTTTATCCCCTCACTGACCTGCTGTGCGGTGCTGACTTCGATTGCCATTTCTTTTCTTATCCACGGATTATCCCCGCCGAGCGTATTGGCAGGATGACCATCGGGAGCGGTAAAATTAGGCCCTACGACCAGGAGCTCCGGACCTACGATTTTTCCTTTCCTGATCTCGTCACGCAGTTTGTATATAAAGTGCCTCGGAGCGCACAGATCCTTTACGGTTGTGATACCGTAGGGCAGGACCCTTTCTTTGAAGATGTTCGGTATCTCGCCACGCAGAAATCTGTCACTGTCCTCATCGCTGCGGTTGTTCAGCCCTTGGATATGAACATGGCAATCGATAAGTCCCGGCATAAGCGTCATATCGCTGCCGTCAATGACCTGTGCGGAGTTTGATGTGATTTCTTCCTCCGTTATTTTTTCAATTAAGCCGTTTTTAATCAGAACATTCTGTCCATGCATCTCGCTGCCGTCACCAACAATCACATGAACATTTTTGATTAGGTATCCGCTTGTCTTTCTCTTCTTTGGTCTGAGTAGGTATTTTACAAGTACAAAACAGACAACAGCGACCCCTATAATCATTTGTATCCACCCTATGAGCGGAATTCCTAAAAATACAGGCATAAACACGCCCTCCAGTCCCGGATGCTATCCGAATATTTTTTTGAAGTATTCGTCGAATGAATCCTTCGGCGGGATTGCCATGCCCTGATTTTCATCGGCAAGTATCAGAAGATGGTCGCCCGGATGTATATCAAACACATCCCGCGCTTCTTTCGGTATGACAATCTGTCCTTTCGTGCCAACCGTTACCGTCCACGCGTATTTTCCTTCTGGTTTATCCATTGAGAAGTACTCCTTTCTTTTAGTCATACTAATCATACATTTCATACCTTTCTTTGTCAATGGATTTCATCGGACTTTCATCAGAATTTCGCTTGTTTATCACAAAAGCGCGTCACCGTCCTTCATCTCCTGAAACTCCACATATATCTTCGCCGACTTCTTGTCCTCCACCGTGATGGGATGCTTGCTGTCCCATGCGACGGAATACTGGAAAAATCCGTACTTCGGCGTAGCCGAGCCGTTCTTCAGGCATTTCCTTTCCGATGCCGACAGCACAAGTTCATCGCCTGCTGAAACGGCATTCTTAAAAACCGCCTTATGTGCCCCGGAGCCTGTTCCGATGGAAATGCTCCCGGCAGCCATATCCTGCAAGGGATAGATTTTGTAGTCCAGCCCCGCGGATGTCTTTCCGAGATTGAAGATAACGCAGGTGGCAGAACCTCGCACGATGCCGTTAAAGAACCGCTTTCCGCTGACGGAATAATCATCCGCGGTATCATATTCTTCAAGCATCGGCTCTGCGGTATTGACCGTGTAACCAGACAGCATATCGCCCTCCTGGAGCATAAGGTCGGTGAACCACACATCGCCATTGCAGTCCGTGACAAACGGACGGACGGTGACATTGACCACTCGTTTATCCTCTTTCTTTGATATGACTTCCACAAAGCGTTCAAAATCAGCCATTTAATCACCGTCCTGCGTCCATTGTATTTCACTGACATGACCGACCCACCCGGAGGCAAGGGAGCCGTCCTGCAGGAGCATATCCGTGATATATACCGTTCCCGTGCAGTCTGACACAAATACCCTGACCGTGATTTTCACAGGTCTGCCATACTGCGGGCTGACGTCTTTCTGCACATGAGTAAAACTTGCCATAATCATTCCTCCGAATCCGACGAGGATATCAAGTCTATCGTTCTTGTTTCCGTAGAGCCGTCCTCGTACTCAATGACAATCTCCACACCGACCTGCCCGGAAGAGCCGAGGGAGAGGTTTTCCGTGGCAATCTGCGCCGAGAAGGTATAGCTGTCACGATTGGAGGGAGTGACCGTCTGCTCCATGTATTTTGTAATGCCGGCCGCACCCTCGCATTTAAAGGATGCCGTGCCGGTTACACCGTTGTCCGTATCCACCGAAAAGCCCGAATTCGTCCAGTAACTGAAATTGGAATCCGCCCGTGAATTCTTCAGATGGTTGAACGGCACGAAGTTCTGCAGCTGCTGATTGTCGATGTAGTTCGCGCCCTCAAGGGTATCCGCCGCCGCGTCCCACTGCGCCGTTGTATCGCCAAGCTCCCGGAGCGTGGTGGAAAGTTCAAGCACCGTGTTCCACGGCTCCTGCAGGTTGTACTCCCTGCGGACGATCCTCGTCTTGATGGATAAGTCCAGATCTTCATCCGCCACCATAACCGTATCACCGAGGTTCCAGCTTTCATGCTCGTAACCCGTGAGGACGGTGAGGTCCATCGCTTTCAGCACATAAGAAATCCTCGGCGTTGAATAATCCGCAAGGCGCATATTGGCAAATTCAAGCATCTGGTACGGATTCGTAAAGGAGGAACAGTCGAGCGTCTTGATACGCACTTCGTTTGTGTAGCTATAGTCCTCCACATAAGCCTTGCCGTCATTGATGTTGGCAAATGTCATGCCGTCCGCGCCGACAGCATAGAGCCTCGTGATAAGCCCCGTGGTATCAATGACGCGCTGGATGGACTTCATGTTCTTTTTGTAGCAGAACAATGCCCCGGAATCCGTGCCGGAAAAAGTCAGCAGGCTCACCGTCTTGTTGGCGTTATCGAAAATGAGGTCGCCGCCGTGAAGGTTCTGCACCTGCCGAAGGATGGAGAGCGCGTTATTCTCTGTCGATGTCCACGTCCTCTTGGTGCTGACATTGACTGTTCCGATTTCCCAGTCCGTCCCCTGCAGGGCATACGCCATCGGTACATCCGCCGTGTCCGCCGTGAACGATGTTTCTTCCTTTTTGACGGAGAATGACAGGTCATAGAACGCCGCCTCCGCATACACCGAGGTTATCGCTTTTCCGCTCTCGTCCTTATCGTCCGTCACAGTCCTGATGCGGTAGGTATCGGAAACAATGCGCACCTGCTTTTCGTTTTCGACATACGCTCGTTTGCTGTCCTTGAACGGAAGTTTGAATTCCAAAGTATCAATGCCGTTTATCTCGCTTGTAACGATGATGTCGTAGGCGTTCTCCAGAACAGCCACAGCGTTGTCATTGCCGTCAAGGATAACGGGACGGGCATAGCCGAGCTGCGAGTATAACGGTTTCGGGTTATCGTAAAGATTGATCGACCTGAGAACCGGCGTCCTTGCCGTGTTCGTGGTGGCAAGCGTCACTCTATACCGGATATATGCCTTTGACGGGGACTGCAAAGCGCCGCCCGTGCCAAGGGCGATCCAGTCCGTCCAGGTCGAAAGATCGTCCGATGTTGACGTTTCTATCAGCGAGACCGAAGTCACGCCCGGTGATACATCCGCACTGACGGACACCCTACCTGTGCCTGATATTCCGCACTCAATGGCGGCTGTGGTCAGCACACCGCTTGAAGGATACACGGAGTCCGTTGCCTTCAGAGTGACTGCATCCTCTGTGGTCAGTCCGTCCACATCCGCGTCCGTGTCCGCGCCGTTTGCCGAGAGGGATTTCAGGAACCACTCGGCAATATCATCGGCTGTCACATCCGCGTCGCAGTTTAAGAACCAGTCGTCAAACGCTCCCGCGTACCAGTAGGAGGTATTCAGCATGCCCCATACAAGGTCAGCCGTGCAGGAGCGATTGAGCGTTCCGTTTATCGTAAGCGCGGAGGAAATCCACACTTCTCCGCCGGTTTTGTCGCCGACCACGTACCAAGCCTTCTGATTGTCCGGCTCTATGACCGCCGCGATGAAGTACCACTTGGCGTTTTCCAGAGAAAAGGACGGCGTGACCGATGTGTCGAGTATCAGGCTGCCGGAGGAATTGTAGAGCATGAGCCTTGGCTTTCCCCGGATAAGCGACAGATAGAATATCGGATTGCCCGTTCCCGCTCTGGTGGAGAGGATAGGCGTATAGGTATTGCCGACCGAGTAAGTGGTCGGACGTATCCAGCCGCCGACAATGATCCGCTCTCCGATATCCGAGAACATCGTGCCGTCATTTGACGCCCGGAGATATGTCTTTTCAGATGAGGGATTGTTGATGTTCATCTGAAAGAAGTTACCGAGATGCCCTGTTTTGAAGTCGGCGGTCGTGCCGCTCCAGTTGTTGATGTATGCGTCCCTGCCGTTGCCGGAGGAATCCGCTGTGCAGGTGTTCGCGTCCGGCTCGGATTCATTGAACCGCCACAGACCGTCTTTTCCCCAGGCGGAAGACACCTGCCCGGTAAAGGCGTCCTGTGTGTTCATCGTATTTTTAAGCGCCATCAAATCACCTCCAGCGGCTCCTTGCCGATATTTCCAGTTCCGTAAAGGTCACAGTATTGTCCGAAACAGCGACCGTCACAGTATTTGCGCCCACATTCAGCGTGGGGAAATTAAGTTCCGACAAAAGCGGCAGACCGTTCCGCAGCGTATTGCCGTTTGCGTCCACCACCTTTGCCGTCATAAGCGCCGAGTCAATAACCAGAGTCTCACCGCTTGCAAGGCTGCCGATGATTTTCAGTTCGCTGCCGTTCGTGGTTATCGTGATATATGTTCCCGTGCCGGACGGAATAACTCCCTTAAGCGAATACACGGGCAGGGAGTATGCGTTCCCAAGCGATCTCGATATTGTGGCTGTTCCGGCAGCTGAACTTGTGAAAGTCTCATCCGTGGCGGCGTAGGCATACGGATCGGGACATAAAAAGACAAGGTCGAATGTGCAGGAATTGCGCACCGCCTTGTCAAAGGAGAAGCCCTCGTTCAGCCTTGCGGAGTATACCCGTCCCGGCTCTTTATCGAGTATCAGAGGACACAGCCCGTTATCGGGATTGAGCCACGATACGATCTCATCCTTCAAGTCGAGGAAGTTCGCATCGCTCTTTCCGGGAGGAATAAAGCAGGAAATCTGAATCTTCCTCTCGCCGACAGTCTCTCCGAAATCGAACACGCCCTCGTGTCCGGGCATGGTGACGGTGTTGTTCCTAAGGTCCGGCATACGGTTTTCAGTTGTTATTCTTGTGGCAAGCCCCATCGACTGCGAGGTCGTGCCGTTAAATGAAAATCCCATATCAGATATATCCTTTCGCCCGTCTGCCGGCATTGAGGAGCGTGTTCAGCTGCTGCGATATCTTTCGGATATCATCGTCGCTACGCACGCTCATTTCCTGTATGTTAATTAGCGGCTGGTCGCCGGAAAGCGAAAGAGCCGCGCCCTGCACCGCGTCCTGAATCATGGAGCGCAGCGAGCTCACACCGACCACAGCTTCATCACCGGCCTCACCGCCGCCAAGAAGTGTGCCTCCGCTCTGGCCGAAGATGGTCGCATCCTTTAAGATCATGCCGCCGGACATCGCCTTCTTATACCAATCCACAGAAAAGTGCGGTATGGATGGCGGGTTCAGCGAAAAGCTGCCTGTGATGGAGAAGTGCGGCAGCTTGATCTTCGGCAGGCTCCAGCTGAAATTGAATACGCTCTTTAGCTTGTTTACGATCCCGGATACCGTGCTCCAGATGGTATTGAACACATTCGATATGGTACTCTTGATCCCATTTACGATATTGGACACCGTGCTCTTGATCGCATTGAAGCCGTTACTGATGCCGGACTTCATGGTATTCACCACATTCATGACCGCGCTCTTTATACCGTTCCAAACGGAAGTGACTACGCTCTTTACGGCATT